AATCTCCAGCGATAATTCTATCCTTACCAAAGACAGTAAGATAATGGTACAAGGTCTGCCAGATAGGACTGTAACAGTCCATGCCTACTGCACACTCTGAAGCAAAATTGTTCACTCTCAAGCACTTAGTAAGCATCATAAATTGTTTTCTAACAACTATAGAAAATGGCACACTGCAAGCAGTAAAAACCCTAGTCTCACCAGACTTACGTTTTTTAACCTTGACCGGTTCATCTTTCAAAGAACCTTGAAAAACAATATGAGCTCTATTTCCAAGAATATACGCTTCTTCTATTTTATCTATTTCCTTTTGAACCTCTTCATTAGGGTAATATTTTTCATCGATGACGTGGAAATAATCCCTCTTACATCCTGGAAAAGCGAACCCTCCTGAAGTAGACATGGGCAGACCACAAAGTAAAGAATCACCATCTACACCGTTAATTGCGGTAAAGACATCTACAGAATCACACAGCCACTCATTTTCGCACATGTCACCCATGCGTTTTAAGTAGTTATCTGATGCTTCTAATAAAATATTGTCAGTATAGAAAGGTGTTGGTTTACTCATTAAGTCTGTTGCTATAGTATAAGGGTTTATCCAAATGCCATCTTGAACTATTGGTTTCATTAAAGGAGAAGTAAAAGGGTTTATAATGTCAAAAGTTTCTTCAACTTCATCACATATAATTGATCTATGTACATGGCTCCTATGTGTACTTCTCTTATCAAATGAACCCAATATAATAGCGGATGAATCTGGTTTTATCCAATGATGAACCCCCTTATAATGTGGGGGTTTTAAAGGCCCAGTTTTAGAATTCAAATGAAAATCATCATCACAACTGGAAGAATGAGCCAGTAGTTGACTCTCAGACATGATATCAGACAAAAGATCCTGTGAAATTTGTGTAAAAATCACGCGTCTAGAGGTATCATGACTAGGAGAACCAGCACATTGTATACCAGTTATTGTAAAACTTTCGCCCGTTTGAGATAGGGCAATAGAACCACAGTCTCCTAAAACAGATTTACGGTGAATAAGGTGAGCATCGCAAAAATTGCCAACTCTATCACCGATAGGGCTACTATAAGAGAGTCTCCTAACACCCATACTCACGAATTCTTGTTCTTCCATAGAACCATCAGACAAGCGTTCAATCCTAAGACCATTCCGTCCAACAGAATCGTTTTGTTTAGGAAGAAACTTGAAAATAGGTCTGCGTGGTAAAAGAGCAGAACTTGTAAAAACAGCGATATCATTAGGTAAAAATTCGACCATAGAAGGGGCTAAAGTAAAGCCAACTATGCTCGAGGCATGAGCATGTCCTGCTCCATAATCTGCTCTAACATGCCAATGATCACCAGGGTGAAACAAATGGCCTACTGTGAGATACTTGTTGTTACCCAAATATGTCGCACAAGCAGAACCTTTCTGTCCATTCTGGCTCCTAACATTTATGCGGAGCATGGATCGTGTAATAGTTTTAATAAGCTCCTCACGATTGTTAGGTTTGGAAGTAGAAGGGGGACGGAAGAAGTCTTGTGCCCTAGTGGCGACATGCCAAATGTCACCATGGGCTTCTAAAGGAACTTCTTTCTTCCTCCTCGGTAGAACAGTTGGAACCTTAGAGAATAGAAAAGGTAAGGCACTCATGAGACCCATGATTCCTAAAGAACCAGCTATAAGTCCCATTCCAAATTGGAGCTTCACAACACCTGGGGGAATTCCCCTGAGTGTTCTAGCGCGGACAGCACCAATAAAATATTCAGGGTAGTTCCTAAAAACAAAACCGAGAATTTTATTCTGCCATGAGAAGGGAAGGTAATTTTCAAACATACTGAGTCCTACGACCATGTATTGTTCTTTCCTCTGAGCAGAAAGACGTGGAAAGGAAAAGGAGTGTGCTTGCAAAGCTGTTTCGTTATCTGAAATAGCTTCAACAATAGCATCAGTGTTATCTTGTTTCCACTGCTCACATTTGGAACACACGTGTATGGATAACACGTTGTGCTCACAAAGTGTAGCTTCTTTCATCATTCTACAAGCTGCTGACATAACTTCAGCATTCTCTTCATGTAATCTGATTTGCTCAACAAGGAAGGGGGCTAATTCTTCATTTGTACACAAAATTCTACGCTCACCAACATCAGCCACTGAGACAAACTCATTAGTCTCAGGCAAGTAAGTATCATATACAACATGTTCATCCGGTAGGATCTTAACTCTCTCAATCTTAAAGAAATGTGTATCAGTAACGATTTCAGTTAATTTCTTCATACCACCATGTTCACCAATATATTCCTCTTTAAGAATCGGACTTATAACGATTGGAAGTCGCCTCAATGCAGCTCCAGGACTCGATAGTCCAAAATATGCATTAAGATTTTTGGTGTTAGTAGTGGCTACAAGACAACGGGGACACACCGGAACACGCCCTTTGTCTTGTAGATCGGCTTGCACAGATGCAAAGCCAATAGAGTTATTGATCATTATTAGATCCGATAAATAAGAGGTTTGCCCAGCAGAAACATGTTTGACATGTTCTCGGGCAATGTCGTCCATGAGCACCATCCATTGACCAGCACCCTTGTAACCACTCATATATTGATCGCTAGACTGATAAGAATAAACTGTCCTAGCGGGATCATAAGTTAGGTCATAAAGATCTTTGGTAGCCTGTGCATAAATAGCTCCTATAAAACTAACTATAGTAGACTTACCAATATTAGGAGGCCCATTTATGAGCACAGCAAATGGAGGTTTTCGTACGGCATTAATGCCATATTCCTTCTGCACTTTTTCAAACCTCTGTGAAAGATCACGCCACATAATAGCAAGGGATTTATCTTCATTCAATAAAGAAATGCCATCGCTCAAATGTAGTTGCATCTTTAAAATGAGTTTTTCAGCATCTGCATGGATATCATGTGGAAGTGAATTAATCTCATCTTTAAGTTTGACATATAAGTCAATCCAATCACGGACTTTTTTGTTTTTGACAAGAATTGGTCTTAAATTCCCGTCCACAAAACATTGGTAACCTGTCTCCAAGAAGGTCACAACAAATTCCGTGACGTGAAAAGCAAGGCCATGAACAGAAAGAGTATCAAATTTAGGGATACCTTTTCCGAATAACATGCGATAACCTTGGTCTGAAAAAGTTAGACCCATGCTTGCTACCATGCCACAGCTAATTAAACCATGTAAGACTTTTTGCATTTTAGTGACAACTTCACTGTCAGAGACAGCTTTCCAATTGTCTACAAAATATCTTGCTGATTTCAAGCTTGATGGGAGTGATTGTGCTTCAAGCACATCATCCCCAAAGAAGGCAATAGTAGAAACTATTTTCTGAACGTCTTGTAGGTCCTTATAATATATACGAATAAAATTAAATATGTTAATTATCCAATTAGCTGAACTTGTATCAGTTGATACTGATCTGTAAAACATAATGACATTACAAATCAGATTTACGTATTCGCTATCCAACTGCATAGTCATTAAAGACTGTGCTTCTAAGGCAGATTGAGCTTCAAGCTTAAACTGATTAGTGAATATTCTAGTCTCACGTGCTTTAACGTAAGGAATTAATTCATAACTAAGAGCGGAATTACGTAACTGAATCCTTTGTTTAGAAGATTCTTCTGCCACCTTCTCAGAATAGCGATTAAACGCTTCAGAAGGAGGTGGCAGGGGTCGAGACGAGGACACCGATGATCCAGAATTCTGCCTACTGTTAACAGTAGACATACGCCTGATCAGTGATATGGTATTGTTAGAAAGAATTGTATAAATTCGTGGCCCATAAAAGGTCACCAAAAAACCCATGAACATAGCGCCAAAAATCCTGAAAAGTCCCAACACAAACGCGTAAGTTTGATTGCGACAAATCCAAGTAATTTGGAGCACATCCATATCGGCATTAAACAATTCTTCGATCTTTGTAAGATCACAGGGAAGGTCCAGTTTACTTTTTAATAAAGATGATGTAATATTAACATCATCTTCAAAAAGAGTTCTTTGAGTAATTAAAGTTAAATCTTCTTCCAGAAACTGTCTTTTTAAATACATATCTGCTTTTACAGAAATTAAATTCGTAAATAGCATAAAAATCATTAAATATAAATACATTATAATATAGTGGTTAATCTTCACACTTCTGTTTCTCCAAGATAAAGACATTTCAGTCTTTGGGGTTGTGTTAGAGAAATTGGGGTGAGTTTTAAAGTCTCCACTTGTATTAAGAGTATCCATAATACTTAACGTCAGAATGACGACATTGATAGGGGGATCTAAATAAGATATAAGAAACCTAACTTTCTTATAAATACTACGTTACCAACGTAGCTAAAAGGTGTGGATTTTTAAAGAATCCATACAAAACTTTCTCAGTCGATCTAACAAAGGTTATAACAACCGTCGATCGAAATAAATGACATTAATGTCAAACACATATAACGATTCAGCGCGAAACTCCTTCTAAGATGAGTCGACTTTAGTGAGAGATGAATAATATTTAAAGTCTGATATTCAAAGACTTGGGGGGGTTAAATGTAGTTTTGTATGTCCTACAAATAAAGACATAATCGCTGGCTAGGCGAAAAACAAAAATGTGGTAATAGCAAACTTGCTGCCAGGCAAATCATGTTTAGAAATAAACACCATTGTCAGATAAAGTATATTATACAGACATGGAAGCACGAAAGATACGACCAATACAAAATATCAATAATACAAATAGTGAAAACACAAATGTATAATAAAGAGATATTGAGTAACAAACTAGCAATTAAATAATAAAATTGGTAATTTGTTTTTAACATAAAAAACGACCTAAAAGGTCAAGAAAATGTTAAAGATAAAGAAAAAACAAGATAAGGCTAAAAACATCTACTC